CGGCTTATAAAGCTAAACTGGTTGCCATCAGTGATATCCATATCACCAGATTCTATAAATGCTGTCATGGCAGAACCATCTGCCTTTGCACCCGTTTCATGGTTATATAGATAACTATCCTCGCTAGTTGCAACTGGCACAGAACCAATCCCTCTATCCAGCCAAGCTGTTCGACTTAACGTGCCAACGTACCAAATGTTTTCTTGATAATTAAACACAACGTATCTGTCGTTTTCTGAAGAGCTTGATGATGGATAAAACCACCAAACCTCTGCAAACGAAACATTAGATCCAGCAACAACTTTTTCTATTTGGCTTGTATTGAAATCGTTAAACACGTAGTCCCTAACTGTGCATGGTATTCTTTGAACAGAACCAGCATAGCTATAGAATTCTGCGTTACCCATCCAATAAACAATATCATTCACAGCAATCGCAGCTTTTGGACTTGCAATCGTAATGTTTGACGAAACAAGATTAATCCCAAAAGTAAAAGGTGGTCCAATAAACTGCATGGCATACACGGCAATATCTGTGAACACAGCTATTTGTTGCCTTGTTTCTACTGCCTGAACAATCTTAGACCCTGTATCAATCCTAAGATCTCCCGCTGTATTTGTATCTGTGGGATACCAATCTATAGGATTTTCTTGGCTTGAAAACCTAATAAGCATTGGATCTTGAGTGCCATCGCCTTGAGTATCAGAGGGCGCACCCAACCCATCTGACCCAAAAGCAATAACATGCCTGTCTCTGTCTGATAGCAAAATTTGAGCGCACCTCTGAGGAACAGATCGCGGTGTACCCGAAAGCGTTGAAAGTTCCACGCCACGCGTTCCAACGCCACTTGTTTTGTCCCAGTAAAATACCTGACCATTTCTTTCATTGAATATCAGGTCTTCTCCAAAATTATCATGCGACCATATTCTTAGACCTGTTGTGGCTGTTTGAGTACCTGTAGCAACACCTTCACCCCAGCCATTAAAGTCATCGGCACTGTCAGCATTTCCGTCTGTTAAACGAACCACAGAGCCATCAGCATGAGATGTTGCAGTTGTTCCATTATACCCTCGCGTACACCCAGTAAGGTCATTTGAACTAACCCCACCAACCAAAACGAGTTCAGTGCCGCCTATCAAAATTACATCGCTTGCTGCAATACCCGTGGCAGATGTGACGGTGATTGTAGTGTCACTATCACTAAGCGTTCCACCTTCATTAAGAGTTGTCTGCAGAGCGCCGTTATTTGTACCGCCCCAAAGTCCAGCACCCCATCCAGTACCAGAAACAGAAGAATTAAGACCTGTGCCTATCTGATAAACACCCACAACAGATGCACCGCCGTTGCCTGTGTCACTTGAATTGGCAGCGACCAATGTCGGATTTAAGGATCCGTTTTCAGTTATACTTGATATGCTGCTTACGGTTCTTGCTTGGATCGTATATGTATTACCGTCCGTAACAGAAGCAATTTGATACTCTTGATTGAGAATGTCCGCTGTAATTGCGCCACCTAAAGAAACGGCACCACTAAATGTTACAAAATCATTTTCGACAGCGCCATGATTTACGTCAGTAACTGTAATCGTTGAAGATCCATTCGTCGCGGCAAATGTCACATCCCCCGCACCAGTTGTAAGCCTTATGGGGGTAATATCATTAAATCCCGTACCCTGTTTAATGTAATATTTTAATTGAGTGCCAACACCTAAAAAACCTTCGCCGCTAAGAGCAACCCATTCATGTAACCCACGACACGCGCCAAGAAAAGAGTTTGGAGAGTTCTTTTCCCAACCATTTAATTTTTCTGGATAACCAAACCTAAAACGTATCTTATCACAATCAACCCACCCATTACCTTCAGAAAAAGAAGTAATCTCTTTGTTTATGCCCGGTTTGAAGCGAAGATCTGTGTATGGCATGTTTAAGTCTTCATAATGTAAGCAAGAGCATAGTATGGTGGTAGGTTTTCGTGACTGTTTCCACCACCAGTAGAAGCATTTGTCATTGTTGTAGTTGTGCTTGTAGAAACGGTAATACCTGTTGTGCTGTCCTTAATTAAAGTGGTATCATCACTATAGGTGGGAGTACCAGCTTCACCAGACGTTATAAATAAACCAGATGTAGCGCCAACCCCGTTAATCCGTAATTCGTGATTATGTCCCGGATCCGACACACTTGAAGTTGATGAGGAAGAGGCTGTGTTGGCGTGGCTGTGACTTGGGATCTGATCTGTAGTCAGAGTTACACTTGCAGCACCTCCCGTATCATCTACGGCGTAAGTGCTACCTGCGCCAACAATAAATCTATCCCTCAAGTCTGGAGTTGAGTTGTTACCATCGCAAAGAACCCACCCCGTGGGTATTGCGACAATTGCGCCCGACCACATAATAATTCCACCCGAAGGAACATAGTGTGTAGACGCTGTATTTATATCAGAAGCACTAGCTGTAACCCCTGTTAAGTCCGTAGGTCCAATGCTGATGTCTGCACCACCATTAAAGCTTTGTCCCGCTATATTTCGTGCGGTTTGCAAAGTTGACGCAGTAGTTGCGTTTCCTGAAAGGGCCGCAGTAATCGTACCTGCACTAAAATTCCCACTCCCGTCTTTTAAAACAATAGTTCCACTTTCGTCTGGAACAGTAACCGTTCTATCTGCTGTGGGGTCTGTGGGGGTTATAGTTGTTTCAAATGCATCGGCAGTAGCGCCCTCAAATGAAATACTACCCGCTCCACCACTAGTAACAGGTTCAAGCAATATTCTAGGAACTTTAAGGGTTTCAGTAGAGGGGTTATACTCTAGCGTTGCATTGTCAACATAAAGAGCTTCGTTTCCACCGCCTGGTCCCGTTACAAAAACAATCTCATAATCTGTATCTGTATTTCCACTTTCTGCAACAGCCACTTGAGACGCACTAGATGCATTACCTGACAAGGTGGCTGTAATTGTACCTGCGCTAAAATTCCCACTACCGTCCCTAGCTACAATCGCACTTGCCGTGTTTGCATCAGTAGCTGTTGTTGCAGAGTTAGAAACTTTGCCAGAAGTAGAAATGGTGGCGAGCTTTGTATCCACAATAGCGGCGTCTGACTTTATGTCAGCATTGACAATTGTATCTGCAGTAATCGCCGCGCTCAAAGCAACGGCCCCTGTTCCGTTAAAAGAAACGGCGGATGCCGTAACGTCCCCCGTAATGGAAAAGTTTTGCGCTGACGCTAAAGCAGTCGCCGTACCCGCATTTCCTGAAACAGTACCCGTAACGGCACCTGTAAATGTAGCATCCGTACCGTCAGTGCCACTCTCAAGAACCTTACTTGTGCCGTTGCTGGCATAAACATCTCCAGTAAGATCGCCCGTGACGTTTCCAGCAACATTGCCCGTCACGTTACCTGTGACATCACCCGTAAGAGCCGCAGTAACCGTACCCGCGCTGAAGTTACCAGAGCCATCCCTTGCAACAATGGCACTAGCTGTATTGGCATCTGTTGCTGTGGTGGCAGAGTTGGCAACCTTACTGGCTGTAGAAATCGTTGCCAGCTTTGTATCGGCGATGGCGGCGCTTGCATTAATATCAGCGTCAACGATTGACCCCGCCGTTATTGCTGCACTCAGCGCCACGTTTGCGGTGCCATCGAAAGAAACAGCCGCTGCAGTTATGTCTCCTGTAATGGAAAATTCTCTAGCATTTGTAAGCTGATCCGCAGAACTTGTGTTCAATGCAGACGACAGGTTTGTAACCTTTGCCCCAGTGCCAGCACCATCACAGAAAACAATAGCACCATTCGTATTGCCAATGGTAACAGTTCCCCCGCTTCCATCGCCTTGCTGAATTACTAGGTCTTGCCCTGTGTTGTTTAGAAATGCATATACTAAAGCATGATCGTTTTGTTCTATTGTTATTGTTCTTGATGCGCTATTTGCTCCAGAAAACTCAATGCCAAAGTAGTGTCCATTCTCTACAGCAGTTGGATTATTGTCCATTGGCAGAGTAAAATTACTATCTGCCACAGTAATCTTCTTATATCCCCTGCTTGCTGCATCTAGGATATCAAGATTTGTGTTCGTACTGGTCCCCCAAGTGCCAGCTTCGTCACCTGTGGTGATGCTTTTTATGCCATTGATGTTTGAATATGAAGCCATGTTGAACCCGTCTGTAAAGTTCTATTGCACTATTTCATCTCAGAGTATACGTGCAATTTCTCTTTTAAGCAACAAGCTGTTGCCAGTTTGGATCTTGATTTGGAATAATCTGGCCCCACACTTGAACACCTGTAAGCTCAACAGTAAGCTCAAAGCTTCCAGAGAAAACACCCTGCTTAAAGGATATGTCCTGACCGCTGTATGTGAATGTACCAGAATCCAACCGCTCTGAAATAGATTTTGCTATATCTTGACCAGTAAGCGTGAAGGTGCCGCTTTCGGCAACCATGCTAAAGGCAATTTCAAAATCAATATCCTCACCAGTAAGCGCAAACGAACCCGCCTCTGCGGTCACGTTCATGGCTATGGGGAAATTAATTACCTGACCAGAGTAAGTGAAGGATCCCGCGTCAACTACTTCTGTAATGTCTTCTGTAATATTCTGTCCAGTAACCGTAAACGTGCCACTGTCCAGATCAATGTTCATTGCTTTTGTTGTGCCAATGTCTTGACCTGTCGTCTCAAAAGCAACGTCCTCTAGGGACACGTTCATTGCTATGCGGGTGCCAACATCGTTGCCTGTCAGACTAAATGATCCAGAATCACTTTGTCTTGTGGTAGCACCCGTTACATCCTGACCCGTTAAAGCAAAGGAGCCTGACTCCGCGCTCACGCTCATTACTTTGGTTAGGCCGATATCTTGACCAGAGTAAGTGAACGACCCAGACTGCGTTACCTCTGTCCGCTGTCTTTTAATAGTTTGACCCGTATAAGTAAACGTACCGCTATCCAACGACATATTAAGCTGGGCGGTAACGGCAGCGGTTTGATCTGTTATCTCAAACGTGCCTGAGTTCAGAGGTATACTTACAGCTATCGCAGTACTAATGGCTTGGCCCGTGTAAGTATAGGTTCCAGATTCTGCCGTAATCACCTTACCAGTACGAAGGGTTACATCTTGCCCTGTTACAGAAAAGGAACCAGAATCCGCATCTACATTCATCGCTATCGTGAATGTTATGGTTTGACCGCCTACGGTAAATACGCCTGTGTCTTTGACGTTTGTAATTATCTTTGCAGCACCTTGCATACTAAGCGTAAAAGTGCCGCTGGTTACATGAAACACATAATTAGAAGTGCCTGACGTACCTATCGGGGCGCTGGCTATGGGGCGTTGAGTAAGCATACAAAGTATCCCTTGTTATGTTACTGCATATATATCATCTTTTTCTGTCCAAACCAAATACCCATTTTGTTCTAAAGTTTGTTTTAAATGAGTGTCGTCTATGTGCTTGTGTTCAACTTTCAAGAAAGAAGGCTTTATCCGAAACGAATAGACGTTAAAAATATTGTTTTCATGCCCCTCTGCATCGACCTTCATCAAGTCCACAGAGTCTACACCACTAAGCAATTTGTCTAAAGTCAGACAATCTACCGTAATCCTTTCATTAAAGTTATTCTTGTTCAATGGATGATCACTTAACTTCTCACCAAGATGATTACCCGCAACAACATGAGAACACCCTGTAAGCCACGTCCCATTGTCTCTAGCAACGGCAAATTCTATACGCCCATCATAGTCAGAAATAGCCGCCTGAACGACCCTAACATCATAGGGCAAAAACATTTCTACACACTGATCAAACAGGTGTGGAACAGGTTCTACTACTATTCCTCGCCATCCCGCTTTTGCCAAAGGCAGCAGGGTATCAAAGTTTGCCGCACCGATTTCAACAAAAAATTTACTCATTCACATCGCCACGATAACGACTTGTCCACATTGTAAGAGAGTATTTTACCCCAGACTTCAAAGGCTCTACCTTATGACCATGCGTGACTTGACTTGGAAACAGGATGCAATGCCCAACGGGAACATCTTTGTTTGAGAAGCCCTGATGTGGAAAAATAAGCTCCGCGCCCTCGTAATCATCATTAAGCTTTACGCTACCCGTCACCAATGATGCGTCTGTATGGAATCCTAAACTTGTCTGTGTATCCATTGAATAACGCATTGTGAACGCATCTCGTAACCCCATGTGTTCCATAGGAGTCCATTTTTTTTCTGCCACTTTCCCTAAGTGTTCCTTCCAAACCCACTCAAGTTCGTCCCATAACCCAAGTTTTCTTACTCGTATTTCTTGAGCGGGAAACTTATCGCCTTCCATATTGCCCCATCCACCAACAGCCTCAGAGGCTTGAATGATTTCTTGACACCTATCTTTACTCCAAAATGGAACCACAAGAATATCTTGCGCTACTTCCACATAGTCTAAAGAATTTATTAGTGGGGATTGCACCTGATGATCTTGAGATTCAGAGCTTTGAAAACCAATTTTATTTGCCAAATTCAGGAATCTTTGTTTAGCTTCAGGTCCACCATTTCCATGATATATGCAAGGGCAGCACATCCCGTTTGATACCTGTATCCCATTAAAGGAAACATCATCATCACACTGAAAAATGTAACCCTCATAATCAAGCTTTACGTTAATGTCGTCAACAGAGAGGAACCGTTTCTGCATCCATAATTGATCATCATGTTCGTCAGCAATAGCTTCGTTTAAGAATTGTTTAAGCATACCAACTTTACCTATATACAAACCGCTATTCAGATATTTGTAAGGGCTTGAAGTCATAGGAAATTGAGCGGCTAATATAGGTTGAGGCCAACAATTTCTTTCCGCTGCAAAAAGAATATCACAATCAAAACCAAAGAAACGGTCTTTAATAGTCTGCAAGTCATCAACAAACATTACATCGTAGCCATCACAGAACAAAACAATATCCTCGTCTGGAAGGCTTGTTAAATGACCACGAACAAGATTGATTTTGTGTCCCCCTCCTTCGCCTTCCATCGTGCCGCCGCCCCAAGTAACTCCGTTTCCAAGGTTAAGATAACTTACACCAAAGCGTTTTGCTGATTGCTCAAGCGCCCACATTTTTGTTTCATCTGTACCGACAGTTAATACATGCACGTTCATTGGTCCCACCTCTATTGTGCTTGGTCTATCTTCCCTTGGGATCTGACGAACCTTTTCGGGAACATAAAAGTAATTCTGTTTTCCTTTTAACTTATATGGCAACCATTCGTCTACGGGTATTATAGAATCCGAAAACCCCTTGCACAAATACCCTGCCGTATCTGGAGTAATTGCATACGCATGAGCGTTGTACCAGTAACCTAGATCATTCCACCGATATCCTAACCAAACGCTATGATATACCCTTAATTTGTCAGAAACATCTACGGGATCTATAGAGGTAAAGACCGCATCTTCTTCTAAAATAATGCCGTTAATACCTGACTCTGCAATTTTTCTCCATACGCGCAGATGACTTACAGCACACCCAAATTCTCCAATAAGTAAAGATCTGTTGTGTATTGGGTCTTTCCACGCAAGATCTGGCTTGCAGCCAGAAAGTTCAATTGCACTTTCCCAAGATAGTTGCCTAGCATCAAAAGCATCCCCATGAAGAGATATCTGATAAACTATTGCCAAGTCGGACCCTCAAACCAAGCAACAAGACTTTTTCTTATACCTCTGGTTACGGGCATGACCCTGTGACTTAAATAACTGGGAAACACCAAAACCGTACCTTTTGCACGGCTTTGACTATTTGGGCTTTCTACCTCAGAAAACTCAAAGTTTCCCCCTTCGTATTCGTGTGGTTCACTCAACTGCACAGTCACACTAAGCTTTCGATCCAAGCCATCATTGCGAACCCAATCAATATCATGGTGCCAATTATAATGGCCCCCTTCTGAAGCATGATACTCCGTATACTGGATATCTGCTTTTTTATAGACGTGTGTTTTAAAGTGGTTTTGATTTGCCTCTTCAACATATTCAAACAACATGTTCAAAATATCTTTATTGTCAGAAAGCCAAGCCACCCTGCTTGATCTTACTTCGGAACCGCCTTGGTTAAATGTTTCTGCCTTTTGTATATTTTCAGCTTTTGAAACTATTTTTGCAATTTGAAAATCACTAATTGCCCCCGACCACATTCTCCAGTTTTGTCTCATTTTTCCCACTCCCGAAAATATTTAATCTTTTACTCTACAAGCCTTAACTTCTCACCCTTATGATGTATCTGTGTTTTGTAACCATTCCTAAATACTGTGCCTACAGCACTTGTCACTTTATCCCTTCGCTCACAATCTACTTGCCCATAACTAGCTTTAGATTCTGTTCTTTCAAAAGGAATAACTTGAACTAATGGCGTACCCTGCGGAATGAAAAATTCACCGTCACCACCTGTCCATAAAAAAGGAAAATTAATGTGATTATAGTATGTGTCCGTATCAACAACCCCATCTAAAATCTTTAAGCGCGTTTCCATGTGATTTAAGGGTGATGTAAACAAACAGGACACGCCTTTCGATGTTTCAATTATCCAAGGGTTATGTAGCTTGCACGGAAGATCTCCATATTTTTGATTTTGAAGAGGGTGATCTTTGATTTGCGCTATGTTGTGGGTTGAAAATGACGCTCCTGTTTTACCTTTATGCTCTTCTTGCGGAATGTAATTTGGTGGAAAATCAAAATTTAACTCTCCATCTTTAGCTGTCACAAACATGTCAACCCACATTGGCATTATATACCCCATCGAACAAGCTTCTAAAAAAGGAACACACTTTTTTACAGTTCCGCTATTTGGGTGGGAAGTTACTTGAGGAGGAATAGCTTTAAAGTAGGATGGCAAATGTTTATTTGCTCTCACAGGTTTTGGTATGCCGTCCAAAAGATGGGCGTCGGTAAAAAATTTAATTTCCATTTTAAAAATCTCACTCAGGTGTTTCTTGGTCTATTTGTGCTTGTTCATAGTCTCTTATAACCTGATCTAAGTTTTCAAAAATAACTGGAAAATCACCTGCCCAATCTTCTACTTCTGCAAGGCGGCGCTTATGCTTTATTTCAACATGATCTGCTTTTTCAAAGTGAACATAATGGCACCCCTCCGTCTGGAGTTGCGTTATTATTGCATTGAAAGCATTTATTGCAGCTTCTGAAAAGAAAGCGTCTTCTGTATTGCTTACTATGCTTTTTTCAGTATTTGCCTGTAGGATACAAATGCTTACAGAACCATTTGTTTCTATCGTTAGTGTTTTCATTTTCCCCACCTAAGTTTTCATAATATACGCAAGCGCATAGTATGGATTAAGAATACTAACCGCAGTTCCCGACCCTGCGGCCCCTGTGTCTCCGCTCAGACCCGGAGAAGCAGACCCCGTGTTTCCGCTCAGACCCGGAGAAGAAGACCCCGTGTTTCCTGATGTGTTATGTGAGTGAGCGCCAGCAGAGCTTATAGTGATCGTCACATTGCCACCTGGGGACTGGTTAAACCTAGATCGATAAGTGTTTCCTGCATAACCAATACGATATCCAGTTTCTGAAAGGCTATGACTATGCGAACCAGTATTCGAAGTAACAATGTTACCAGAACTGTGCGTATGTGATGCTACTGCAAAGTTACCCGCTCCGTGAGAGTGCGATGCTACCGCAAAGTTACCCGCACCATGCGTATGAGAAGGCAGGTTAGCAGTTGCAAGAGTTACGTTGCTTGCACCACCCGTATCCCCTTTATCGTATGTCGCACCACTGTCAGCTTCCGCACCTATAACAAATCGCGCTCGCAGGTCAGGCGTTCCGTTATTACCATCACAAAGAACCCAGCCACTTGGAATGGCAGAAAGCGCCCCAGACCAAATAACGATGATGCCAGAAGTAAGCGGCCCTGTTGGACCTGTTGGCCCCGTCGATCCAGTTGGCCCTGTCGGCCCAGTTGATCCTACCTCACCTTTTTGACCCTTCTCACCTTTTTGACCCTTCTCACCTTTTTGCCCCGTGGGGCCAGTTGGGCCTGTTGCACCTACCTCACCTTTTTGTCCTTTCTCACCTTTTTGCCCCGTGGGTCCATCTGCACCCACCTCACCTTTTTGACCCTTCTCACCTTTTTGCCCAGTAGGACCTGTGGGTCCATCTGCGCCAGTCGGACCTGTGGGACCTGTAGATCCAGTATCGCCTTTTTGGCCCTTCTCACCTTTCTGACCTTGTGGTCCAGTCGGACCCGTAGGTCCCGTAGGACCAGTGTCCCCCTTTTGTCCCTTCTCACCTTTTTGGCCTTGTGGTCCAGTAGGACCAGTAGGTCCCGTAGCACCTGTATCCCCTTTTTGACCCTTCTCACCTTTTTGGCCTGTGGGACCCGTTGCACCAGTAGCGCCCGTGTCTCCCTTTTGACCCTTCTCGCCTTTCTCACCTTTTTGACCCTGTGGGCCAGTAGGGCCTGTAGGACCCGTAGGACCAGTTGGCCCTGTGGGACCCGTTGCACCGATCTCACCTTTTTGACCCTTTTCGCCCTTCTGTCCCTTTTCGCCCTTCTGACCCTGTGGACCTGTAGGGCCTGTAGGGCCAGTGGGACCTGTGGGTCCTGTAGGTCCTGTCGGACCAACTAAAGCAGCATTGGCAATGGTTTGCTTTTCCCAACGAGCCGCAGTCGTATCATAAACAGGAATAAGGTCGGTACTTGCTGCGTCTGTATCTGTGGGAAAGTCAGTAAGAGAAGAGCCTACATTTGTACTGTCGGTAACATCTGCACTACTCTCTATACCATCTAGCTTTGCACCATCTCCCGCGACATCCCTACCGTCTACCGTACCAGTAACCGCAAGATTACCTGTGACAGTTGCACCTGTAGCCGTGGCTTCCACCTTGGTGGTTCCCGCATTCTGTATTCTAGTGAAGTCTACAGCTACGGACACAATCGAAACAGTGGCATCCCCTGCGAGGTTAATCGCACTACCACCACTACTGCTTTCCGTTGGAGAGCGCGTTAGAGACGTAGAGGCAGATGTATAAGTACCAGTGCCGATTTCAAAATTAGCACCTTCTTCGATGACGTATTGAACAACGTCACCATTACTTACCCCTGCAGCAGCAAAGGTTTGGAAACCTGTAGCTGCACTACCTAAAACAACGGTGCCAGTCCCCGTACTGGCAGTCGTCATTTTTGCTCTATTGAAAAGCTTTGCCACGACGAACTAACCTTATGTGAGTGTCAGGATACCGTTTGCGCCTATGTCAATTGTAAACGTGTCACCATCATTAAGAGTAAGAGACGTGCCGTAGTCGTAATACCCAATTACAGGATCTGCAGGTGATGTTACAGAGTCATCATAAATAACGATGTAACGGAAAGCAGCAACCGAACCACCTGATGCAGTAAGCGTCAAATCATCCGCAGAAAGCTTATAAGTACCAGAAGTCTGTGTTGATGTTACGTTTGCCAATGTGCGAGAGGATAGGTTTGTGTAGCTAATTTGAGAAATGTTAGCCAGCACTCCATTTCCATCACTTACCACATTCGTACCCGCTGTTGGGTCTGTGTTCGACAAAGCCACAACCAACGTGTCTGCGTCTAAGTCCATTGCATTTGCGAGGTTCACGACAAAATCGTTTACCTTTGTAAAACTAGCCATAAGTAAACTCCTATGTTATTCTAATTACAGCAGTTGTAGCAGAAGATACGGGGAACTGAACCTCAAATGTATCATCGGAGACTACGCGATTACTTCCGAAGTCTAACACAGCCACAGCTTTATTGGAAGCGGAAGAATTATATATCAGCGCACCACGGGCGGTAAACGAAGCACTTGTCCAACTGATATTGTCGAAATCCACAAACGCAACCGTTCCTGATGATGTTGGCGCTATAGTGGTTAGTGCTTTGCCACCAGCAGTATATGCGGTGCCTGATGTGTTTTCTATCTCATTGTCTGTAGAGTAAACTGTAGTACCAGCCCCTAGTGTTGCTGAATCGCTATACAGCGCAATCTTAAAGACATGAGATGTAAAATCGTGAACAGCCTCAAGCAATTCTTGCTTAAACGAGGTACATGTTGCTTGTGTAATAGCCATTATGCAGCATCCTCTCTATACGTGTCACTCTTAATCATTACACCAAGAGACGCCATATTTATTAAAGCACTTTGATACCTTTGCAAATAATTTTGCAAAATGTCTGGCTCCCCCTTCATAAAAGTATACGCCTCATAAAGGGTGCCGTAAAGAAGTGCGGTTTCCGCATTGTCACCTAACCAAGAAGTGGATGAAGTGACGATAGAGGGTGGATCGTAATAGTAGTGTATTTCTACACTATAGGCAGCATCTGGGGTCGGACCCAATATAAAATTCCCACTTGAAGAAGACGTATCCCCATCAAACATACCATAATACTTTGGTAGTCCAGTAGTTGACTGGCTAGGGTACGCCTCTCTTATAAAGTTTACTTCTTTTTCAAGGAGATATGTATAGTTGTTGCTGCCATCAATTACAGCCAAAGAGAAAGTAGATAAGAAGTCAGACGGTCTTCCTAGATAAGGAACACTTGCAGAGGTATTCCCAGTTGCATTCTTTCTAAGTTCAGGTATTTGAACGTCTCTATTTATCCGCTCTTCCGCTTGCTGAATAAAAACGTCAATGTTGTTTACGAAGGTTGTCTCCGTATTCTCAGTGTAATCTTTCACTGCCTGTACTAGCTGAGAATAGTTCATTTGAACTTATCCATCTTTACTAAAGTTGCCACCGCGAGTTGCCGCACCCATTCCGCGACACTTACCGCCATACTTCATTTTCTTTACCTTACCACCATAGTTCATGCCGTGGGAAGCCCCAGCCATCATACTACCATCTGGCATACGGTGCATTTTGCCGCCACCCATTTTCTTTTGTTCTTCAGGCAGCGTAAATAAGAAAGATTCACCTTCTTCTGCGGGTTTATTTTTCAACTTACCTTGTGATGCGGCTTTGCCCCTGCCGTAGTCATCAAGACCGTGCGCCATAGCAGTCTTCTGCCTCAAGCGCCTCATGTCTGAATCAATTTTTTTCCTTTCTTTTTCTTTTTCAGAAAGAGGTCTGGCTTTAGGGCGCAAGCTTGTTTTAGGTGCGCCACCTTTTTTCATAGCTATAGGTTTCTTTTTCATAGTTATATCTCCTACGATATAGATATATTAACACTTCCAACTTGCGCTGTCATGTACTGAGCATCATTCCACACAGGATTAAAGCCAAATAACCCTCTGCTCTCCTGTTCGGATGTATCTGGTCTTGGATTCTGCAGAGACTGAGGGTCAAATATTTTTACGCGCCCCAGAAAGTTTTGCGGCTGATCAGGATCCACCACATCTTTTCCGACAAGAAATCCTGTCTTCACACCATTTTTAAACTCTGGAACAAGATCTTTAAGTGGATACCTAAACCCTGTCTTGTCGCAGAACCCAAAAGCATATTTACCAGCAGCGTATGACATCACCCACCTAAAGCAAACGTGTTAAAGGGAACAAACTTAATTGACGCTGTTTCTTCATCCTCACCAGCCGCCAATTGAAACTGAAACTCATATTCTTGCTTTAGTGCCGTTGCTCTCCCTGCGGATTCTGGTCTTTTCATTGAGAGGTAGTAAGCCATACCCGCAACAAGACACGGCACGAAACGTGGCGGCACAGACGTAACAGTATCGCCCACACCAGAGGAAAGACCATCTATACCTTTAAGCCTATAGTAAAATATTGTGTACGTTGTCGTACTGTCAGGCACAGGCCACAGCGTTACTTTTGTTTCCGTTGGGAGCCTTTGGACGTAGATTTGGGTCGGCCTACCTTGCGTGTTTTTGTTGGTTTGCTGGGCGTAGGTTGCAACACTGATTCTTTCGAGCGAGGTATCGACTTGGTTGGTTCCTGTTCCTGTTCGGATTTGGTGTTCGATGATGTCGATTGTGTCCGAAGGAAGGGTATACGTTGCCGTACCTGCCGTAACAGCAATCGTACCCGATTCAATAGTGAAGAGATTAAGCCCACGGTTTTGCCACTCCAATGTTAAAAGGTTAAGACTTCTACGGGCCGTTTTAAGGTCATAGCCAGTACGCATGGTGAGGCCAGCCCGTTCATATGCCTCCTCAAAAAGCTCTGGTAAATCTGGAGTTACTACTGCCATGACGCTATCCTATGTCACTACACTTCTGTGTCGTTTTGTTTTCTTTGCAACTTTTTTAGGTTGAGCCACATACTGCTTACCTGCCTTAGTGCCTTGTCGTTTTGCTCTTGTGGTAGCTGCATACTCACTATCGCTAAGAGACTTAATAGCCGAAGAAGGTAAATACCGTTCACCAGTAGCATTAGGACCTTGGGTAGACGGTTTTCCACTTTTAGTACGCCACTTTTGTTTGGTCCAAGCTTTAAGGCTTTTCTGCGACTTCTTCAGTCCCATCAGTTTTTATATCCACCCCCAGCTTCTTTATACTGCTTTGCAAGCATTTGAGCCTTTCTGGCTGACCATTGCCCAGGCTTTCCGCCTTTCCCGCCAGCTTTAATTTTCTCAAACAACCGTTTGCGCAATGATGGTTTTGTGTAGTTACCTGCCTCATTGACTCTACTTTTTGTTTTGCCACCTTTACCCATTCGAATAAGGTTGAGATCTTTCGTGTCATCACCAGTAGAAGTAAAGCCGCCGTATTTCATTTCTTCTACACCAGATATCGTTCCTTTATTCTTAGAAGCATAGAACACACGCTCACCCTTTTTAGGGCCATACTCCTTCTTCATGGAGCGCATGATTTCTTTGCCCTTATCTGTTAGCGGCATACAAACGCTCCAGTTCCAGTTTTATTGCTTGCATCTGAACAGCCATGACTTCAGTTCGTTTATCTACAGCGATCAAGGTTTCTGTCGTCCAACTAGCCCAATTATACGAAACCGCGCCCACTAGACCGATTAAAGCCGCTGCGACCCCCATCACAACCTTACTGCTCAAGATATCCATTACGAACCTTTCTTCCATTTTGGAGAGCTAGATTTAGTTTTACTAGGGGACCACTTAACACGATCAGCCCAATAAGCTGCAGACATTTTGCCTTTACTAATGTTCTTCGCGTGACGAGACTTAAAGGCTTTTCGCTGCCCTACGGTCTGATTTGTCTTTACACCCTGCTGACCAAAGCGAATAGTCTTCACCTTATCGCCCTCTTTAGCCACAACAATGTGTGACTTCTTTGGGTGATTAGGTGTACGCTTGGGTTTGTTGTATCCACTAACTCCTGCGCGTTCTAACCGACTATCCTTCTTTTTCTTTTCAGCCATTAAAGAGTATCCCCATCGTTGATGTAGATAAACTCCATTGACGCGGAGACATTAAAGGTAACAGATCCAGAGGAAGAAAACGCCCTCATCTCTAAGTCTGTTTTTTCTGTGAACCTTAATGGAAAAGTGTAAAACTGCTCATGTGTGGCATCTGTCAGGGTAAATCTTTCCTTTATCTGGAAGACTTCTCCGTATGGCCTAGCAACAAGACTAGCATTCAAAAGGGCTTTGGTGTTGGTAGATGTGCCTGTGGACAAAGACATTTTTGTAAGGAACGCTGTATATCCTGCGGGAACTGTCCAAAGAGCCATCAATGTTTGGTTGTCTCCATCGCCATTGATGCTAAGATAAACATTAGCTGGAACTCCAGTGGTCACTGTGCCTGTTCCTGCATAAATTGTTCCAGCGTTTGCGCCACCACTACCCGCGCTGCGAACAAGACCGCGATTTATCCGTAGGTAAGATTTTGTAGTGTTAACAGCCGTTTGTCCGTTTAATGTGACAACTTCGTTTATTTCGTTGTAATCGGCGTCTAAGCCAAAAACTTCTACTGTTCTTGCACCAGTCCCTGCGGCAGTGTCGTCAGTTGAACTGCTTGATACAGTCATTACTGTAGCTGATGCAGGATAAGCGTATAAACCACCTTGTTCCCAGATGGTTTCTTTTGAGTCTCCGACATCGTTGTTGTAACCAAACTTAAATACCGTTTTATGGAATGATATTTGCCCACGAGCAACTTGAAGCTCAAACGGCTCGCTAGTTCCAACTCTGGAAATTGAACTTACTTCACGAGCCATTTAAATCTCCTAGTTATAAAACACCGTCATAGCAGTGATGTTAGTAAATGCAGAAACGTACACGTCACTGACACGAATACCGTCAGACGGAATGTTTACTGAGTGAGAATCAGATGCAATAAAGTCCAGATCAAGAACTGTAGAGCCACCGTTACCATCAGTGATTGTCAGTCTAGGCGATCCAGTAGTTGTTAATACTTGGATCTGACGGATTCGAGCGGGGCCAACACTAAGTGACCCCGTTCCAGTAACACGTTTCGATTGTACATCAGAACGCATCTATCAATCCTTCTTCTTTGGAGGACGACCGCGTTTCTTTTTAACAGGCTTTTCTTCCCATGCCTCATTTACATCAGGCGTGGAAGGATCATCTGCTTTCAGCGTACCGTCTGTGTTTCTAGCGCGTGTCTTTATAGTTTCTAACGGATTTCCATCCGCATCAAGACCACGGGCAGCTAACTCTTCAACACTTGGTGGTTTCCACTTACTCATTGGTCACCCCCCCATTATGATGCTGCGATAGTGCCGCCTGTATCAGAACGCTTCCAGTTTGTACCGTCAGAGAACGCTATGATTGCAGAACCTGCAGCCCCGTTAGAAACGTAAATAATGGTTCCCGCACCTGCGTCAGAAGCAGATGGAGCGGAAGCTACAGTATATGTTGGAACTTTGATGTCACCAATGAATCCGTCAGTAGAGGTCACTGGACCTGAAAATGTGGTTGAAGCCATATTAATACCCTTTGCACAAGGTTTCGCCTAGCAGTCTGTGCAACGTCAGGTGGGGGCGAAATCCTGTCTGCAAGGCTAATGTTGCCCCAAACAAACAATACCACACTTTTTAAAAAAGAAAAGGGGCGAGTAAACCCGCCCCCTTAAAAGTTCTATTGAACTAATTATGCACCTGGTGATCCGTAGATGCCTAGCGGATCTGATACACCGAATGAA